TCGTCCTGATACGCTGTAGGCGACTGTTCAGTACCTGCCTTGCGGTTGTCGTAGTTAATTCCGAACGGAGGGTCAGTAAGGATAAGACGAAACATTGCCTCAGGGAGCTGCTTAACCACTTCGACAGAGTCACCGAGGATAATCTTTTCCTCGATTTCCTGAAAGTCAACAGGATTGTCTTTGACTTCTTTGACCCTGAGGACACTAGCCACCTTCGCGCTCGCCCACGACTGGGCTTGGAGGAGGGACTTGGCATTCTTTAGCTCCGGAAAGAGCTCTGCCATCTTAGTTATCTTGATGGCGACGGAGACTGCTGCGTGGCCGCGATCTTCGCCAGCGACTGCTGCTGTCATGTCCTGTGACCAGTTAGGATTCTGGTCGCGCTTTAGTTGGTCGAGTGTGGCGAGTGCTTGAGCCTTTTGGAACCACGTCATGTCAAGGCGCTGGAGATTCTCCTCCAGTTCGATCTCACGGCGCTGGAGCTCAGTCATCTCGCTGCGGAAGACAGTATCTATCTCTTCCCAGCCGAGAGATTCTGCTGCTTTCAGTCGATGAAGACCGGCGATCAAGTTCATGTTATCGTCGAGGATTATCGGCTGTAGCTGACCGAACACCTTGAACGACTCAGCGCGAGCAGCAACTGCTTTTGGGTCAGCTGGGCGGAACCGATCAGGAATGATAATGTTCTTTATTGGTGTCTTGAACAGCGCGCCTGACGATGTGCCCTTCACGCTTTCCTCGGTCCCTGTGGTTGTCCACCGACCATAGTGTGAACGGGCTGAACGAGTCGCTGAGCCATCTCGACGATGACAATTCCTACTACCTTCAGTTCGGGCCGAAGGAAATAGTGTCTCACTGACTGATCGAGCTCGTCGGTGCCAATGAAGTCGATTCGAGGAGTGGTGTCCTCCAGGAACTTCTTAATCAGTTCAGCTTCGGTCTCGTAAGTTGTCGCCTCTATCATGCCGAAGGCCGCTGAGAAGATCCGAAACAACTTCTTTGGAGGCTTTGAAGGCGCGGTGAGTATCACGTCGGTCATCGTCATCCCCTTGTGCAAATTTGTACAAGTGAACGTCAGTTCCCGTCGCGCTTTCGAGGGCGCGTTCCTGGAGCCAGTCGGTTTCCCGACCGCTTACGTATGCTCCAGCCTTCCGATCCGTGCTCTGTCACGGCGACCCGGGACCCTTGCCTTACGCTCTGAGATAACCGGTGATTTGGTCTCTCCTCTGCTCTGCGCCTCCGTCGGGCTTGTAGATGTTCTCCTCCACGACTACCTGAAGTTCCTGGTCGCGTAGCGTGTCCGTGTCGAATCCCGGCTTGGGATTGACGGTCGGGTCACGATACTTGTCAGCCAGCTCCGTCATGTGACAGGCACGGAGCAGCTGATCGAATCCCATGCTCCCCTCTCCTGAGATGACCAGGTGAGATGTACGAGTCCGTTTGTGACCCTCTACGTCGATCTCGAATTTAGGCATGACCTTCTGATTTCCCGCCTTCGACTTGCCCACCTCGACGTTTGCAATCCTCGCCTTGTACGTTCCAGGCGGGATAGGCGTAGAGAAGTCCTCCGCCTGTGAGGTGTCCGGCGTCAGAACTGGCATACTACCTCCTCGACCCTTTAGGGCCTTGGTGCGACTGGAGTAGCCGCCGCTTTGTCGGCTGCTGCTTTTGCCGCTGTGATTTGTTTTACTCGCTCATCATAGGCATTAACTAGCCCTTGACGAACGTCGGCGTAGGTCCACTGGATTTCATCCGCGACGCCGGTGCGCGAACCAACGAGATGGAGTCCATCTGCGTGAGTAGTGCACTTCGTGATCCAGCTCAGTCCCTGACGAACCTTGCGGAGCCAGTAAACTTCGCTGAATCGAAGAGGAACTGCTTGTCTGCTCTTGCCTGTAAGCAGCGGCTGGACGCCGATGACGTTGCCTTCGTCGTCAGTCTGTTCATATTCATGGCAGATGAGAACGACATTCTTGTTAGTGCTCAGAACCATGTCTACAAACTGTTCGACAAGACTGCGCTCAGCGCCGTAGTCCTGAATCTTCGGAACGAGGAGATTGTGCTTCAGTGCCTGCTCATGAGTCTTGGACTGGTAGTTGTAGTCCTTGGTCCCGAGCAGAATTACTGCCTTGTTCTGTGCGTCCTCACTTAGTGTTGTGGCTGAATCTATGACCCAGGTGTCAAAGGCATCCTGCTTTTTCATCATCTCATCGAAGTATCTGCAAGCGTCATCATAGGCATTGTGCGCGTTGACTATCGGACCCTTGAACGTTCGCTCGTAGAACTCGCGATGTTGAACGTTCTTATATCCATGAACCTTGAGGAAGTCAGGCGAGAATATAGTGTCTATTCCTCGGTCGAAATCCATGAAAACTGGTCTTGGCCAAGTACCAGCGCCGAACGTCTTGCCGACTTTACTGGGTCCGAACGGAAGTACTCGTATCGGATCGCCGGGTTTCCATCCAGGTATTTCAGTCACAGCTTTCGCTCCAGTAGTCGATTAGTGAGATCGAGGAACGCTCCCCAGTCGTAACCTGCCATATCAAAGCCCGGCTCTGCACGGTGCTCAAGAGTCCACGCTGTTTTGTCGAGTTCCCGAGCGAGCTCGAAACACTGTACGATTCGTGTCTTGATGAGCAGGTCACGGGATCGTCTTAGTTGTTCGATCATCTCAGCTGACGGAATCTGTCTCGCTGTCTCGAAAGGAATCACTTGTGTTACGTCAACGATGTCGTCTTCGTCAAGGAGATCGGCGATCTTCTCTTGAAACTCGTTCGCCATCAAGATTGCTTCCATCTCGTCTTGAGCGTCGAAGACAGTGCGAAGCGTGGCTACGAACTTGGTATCAGACAAGTGTCACCTCGCAGCCGTAACGGCGAGGGAACTGTTCTGTAATGAGAGCGAGATCGTCTTTGATTCTGAGCCACTCTCTCTGATCGTTGCTTACGTTGTATCGACGGAAGAGGCTGCTCTTGTTGATGTAGAGGTGTATTATCATGCACGCTTCTGCTCGGTAGCCGAGTTTGAACTGAGCTACCCGACCCCACAGATCGACTTCTCCGTAGACAGGAACGTCGTAGTCGTCAGCAGTCTCTATTGCCTGTTCTTTTGTTTTAAGTGCGTGAATGCCTGCGAGAGAGAATGTATCGTGCATCTCATCGTAGTACTCACGCTCGGATGCGACTTTCTTCTTTGCGTCCCAATAGGCGGGATCAACTGGCCGCTTGTGAGCACGCAGTACTGGACCTTCCCAGGTGCAGTTAGCAGCAACGGAAGACAGGTACCAGTCACGGCTTTCCTTGCGTGACGCGTGCATGTTGTCTTCTGCTATCAGTCCCCAGCAGCGCCATGCTCTAATCGGATGTTCTATTCTCTCTGGTCTCTGTCTCCAGAGAGGAATCTTCGACGTGTCAGGATGAAGTAATGCCATTTCGTCTTGCCTCGCTATCTCTCGTACTTCATCTTCCTCATCAAGAAAGAAGATCTTGACCGAGTATACTGCAGCGAACGTTCCTCTAGCTATTGCCAATCTTCACTGGTTCCTTTGCCGGCTCAGGCTCTGTCTCGATCCATTGAGGATTGAGAGGAACGCCTTCAGGGTCAGCTTCCCAGATCTTCTCCAGCTCTCCTAAACGCATATTAACTCTCCCGTTTCCGTTTCTTCACTTCCTCCGCAACGTACATGCTGATGCTTGTAGGTGTTTTACAGTCGGCGTGCCACATGCCTTGACCCTTCAGCCACATGACCTTTTCTCCTGAGACTATAGGCTGGTCACAGGTCATGCAGAGACCGCCAGTGAACTTAGCCTCAAAGGGGCCGATGACAGGCACTATAAGATCGCTTCCAGGCACAGTATCGCTAGGCCTATCATCAGGAGGCCAACCATGATAGCTGCGAGCGTGCCTTTAATCGTCTCTGTCTTCATAGTTCCATTCGGATTTGACGTAAGGTTGTATTCCTCTGTGTTCGTAAAATCTCCTAAACTCTCTCCTTGCCTGTATCCGCTTTGCTCTGGACAGTTTGAACCAGAGTATGGCTATTACTGCCTGTGTGTCCTCGAATCTCCATGTCTGATATACGTATCTCGGTTTTGCGTTAGGATATTTAACTGGGTTGTACGGATACGGACCGCAGACTTTTCCTTGCCTCACGGCTTGGAGAAATCTGTATAGAACTGTCGGATCAGTCTGTGGCACTTTCAACTGAATTTGACGGCTACCTGTCTGATAGTTGGTATTTCCTTCGCCGTCAAAGAAACCGGCGGCCCATGACAGCTCTTCCCGATCAGTCTTCACGACTCTCGTAGTTCCACTCCGATTTAACATAATCTTGCTCGAGTCGTAGTTGTCTCGAGACTGGATCGTTAAGGACGTGTACACTACGATAGTCACACTCTCCGTAGTCTAGGCACTTGCTAGTTTCCATCCTCCAGTTCCCTGTCTTCTCACACCTCTTGATCTCGTTGCAGCGAATGCGTACACCTTCGAGCCACTCGTTGATCTCGAACTGATTGCGGCCAGTGATCGAGCGCTTGAACTTGATTTCTCCAGATTTGTAGAGGCCCATCGCGTTGATGATAGCCCCTCCGACTTTTTGGTTAGTTAGCTTGCCTAGGCCCCAGATATAACCTGTCATCTGGTTATCAGGCTTATACTGCAAGAAATAGTATGTTCCGTCTCCGAGCCGAGTAGACGTCTTGTGGTCAACGACGTAGAGCGTGCCGTCGAAATCGCAACCTACGTCGATGATTCCACCGTAGAGAATTCTTCCTCCGTCAGGATCACCTTCTCTGAACTCTTCGTCAAGCATCATGCCTGTATCGACGGTGAACGCCTGCTCAACAACAGCTCCGCTTGGTCCCTGAATCACCTTCCAGGACTCGCTCGGCCACTCTTGAGCATAGGCGTGCATGAGCTTGAGTGCGTATGACTCTGTTCTGAAGTCGTCAGGAGGCATCACGTCTGGCCAGTGCTTGTGAATGGCCTGAAGTGCTGCAGCTTCTCGTGTAGCGTTGTCACCGTTGGTTCTGTACCACTCGGCTAGGCCGGAGTGAATCACTCCGCCGAAGCCGAGAGACGGCTTGCGACGAATAGGTACCATACCCTGTTTCATGCGTAGGTAATACTTTGCAGGACAGATGAAGGCTTCCAAGGCAAAATTATCCACTTTCATAGGAGTTTCTCCTTGTAGTTGGTAAGGAGTTCTAAAATCCTCACCTTTCGTCTTGCTCCCATGAACGGGAATATCTGCATCATTATACTCGCAGCGACCTTGTTATAAACTCTCGTATCGTACCAGCGTTTTACTGGTTTTTGTGTTCCTTTGTAGACGTACGTGCCTGGATCGTAACCTCTAACGCTGGGAGATCCCATTAGCGAGGCTACTTTCTGTGCTACGTCTTCGTCGGTGGTTCTCACTTCGATAAATATACTGCCGTTTCTCTTATCTACTCCGAATGAGCCTTCTCCTTCCAGATATCCCGCGAGCCAGCTGATCTCATGCTCATTCATTTGTTTTAACTTCCGGACCGGAAGCGGTTCCCTTTCCACTGGCCAGATTCGAGGGAGTGACTCCTGGGCCGAAGGTTTCCTTTGCGTTACGATTGTAGAGTCTCCTGAGAACTTCTGAAGCCTTCATTGCCATTTCCCTGATCTCTTCTAGCTGCGCTGCTGCTTCGGCGCTTTCTACGACAGGAATAAGTGAATCTACGGTGGCCTCAAGAGATCGGGCCAGTCGCCTCGCTTCCTGCAACGACTGAACAGCCTCGTGAGCCATAGTAGGAATCGAGAAGCGGATGAAGTCGCTCATATCTCGAACGTGTACGTCGTGATTGTATCGTCCTTCGCGAACGGTGTATCTACAGTGACTAGCTGCGGCTGTAACGGTTGACCGTGATTCATCTGCCTTAGCCAGAGCCGTCCCGTGAATAAAATCTTTAATCGCTCGCGTACCGTTAGCGACCAGCATGAGATGGTTTCGTTTTCGGTAGTATGGGCCGGAAGAGGCAGATATGGTGGCTGATTCTCAGCCCATACTATGTTCTGCTCGTTGAACTTAACGGGTCGCATCTTTAACTCTCTCGATTTGAGTTATGATGTCCAATCTCTTCAATGTTCTCGGAACGTAAGACTTCTGCTTGGGATCGTACAGCAGTGCCCTGCATTCTTTATGCATGAAGAGCCAGACGGCCAAGCAGATGGCCGCTACGAAGCTCGAACCACTGAAAGCCAAATAGTCTGTTGGCTGAGAGTAGCTCAGAGCCTTGATGATCTCCTCCTGCAAGCGCTCTGTTTTCCAGATAGGGTAATTGCCGGTAGTTACCGGCCGCGGAGCGCCGTACTTCGGTATTGACTCATAGGAATGAGCTGGAGACATATTAGTGATAAAGACGGTTGCTGTGTCAAGACGAGGCTGAGTCAATAGCTCCTTCTTTCACTTCGCCAGGTTCGATTACTGGCATCCTGGCGACGATTAGTTTTTTCCTCATCAGGAACGCGCCAAGTTCATCATAAGCGCTTACAAGAGACTTATCCAGCTCGGCTTCAACGAACTTCTGACACATACCAAGAACCAACATTCTCTTCTGTTGCTGCTCCGAGCCGAGGCCTACGTCTTGAGTTGTCATCTGACGTAGGCACTCGGCCGTGTTTCGGAGCGAGAGCGCTTTCCAGACATGATGCAGAATCCCGTCCTTATCCCAGT